CTAACATAATCCCAACCAGAAGTAGCTATCTCGTCACCTTCAAAACTATATGTAATTTCTATATTGTCATTTGCGTTAGCACTACTATGATTACCATTTGTTACCTTAAATGATTTCCTAAATCCCTTGTCAAAAGGTGTTGTGTTATAACCAATATCAGCTTGAGATTGTGTATTAGTGCCATTATAACTACCAGTAACTTGCCATCTATCGCAAGTTTGAAAACCAGTAGAAGTAGATGACGTACCACGTTGAGCTACGTTCATAGCTCCATTAATAATTATATTTCTATTACTTAAAGGTATATTTATCTTTGCTTGAGTTATAGCGTCATCTGCAACTTTACCTGTAGTAATTTGACTGTCAGCTATGTGTGCTGTGTCTATACTTCCGTTTATAATTTGATCTGAGTTGACTGAATTATTAGCTAGTTTTGCTGCTGTAACAGCATCATCAGCAAGTCTATCTGTAGTAACTGCACCACCTTCAATGTTTCCAGTTTTTACTGTGTTACTACCAAGTTGTTGAAATGTTACGTTGTTATCAGCAATTTTATTTGTCGTGACAGCATCATCAGCTATAGCATTACTATCAACCGCATTATCTGCTAGTTCACTAGCTCCTATTGCGTTTGCAGGTATTTTACCTGCGGTTATGGCATCATCTTTGACACCATCTGTTGATACTTTTGTTAATGCCATAATTAGTTAGGTTGTGTAGGCCATGTTGGATTTGAAGGGTCGGCTGTATTAGCAGGTAAATCCCTTAATGCTTGTCTGTATGTTTTCCATTCTGCATCATTAGATAAAGTTATATCTCTTGATTGTGTCCAATCAGAATTTAATAATCTACGATTTCTTTCTTTTCTTAATAAACGCAATGGTTCAGCATTGGTTAACTTTGTTAACTCTGCATTTATTTCATCTTCAGTAGGGATAGTTTCTTCACTATTCCATTTAATGTCAGAATAAGTATCTCCTTTCCAAAACCATTTTGCATCTGGTTTTAATGAACTAAGTGCATCTGCTTTAGTGTAAGTCATAAATTTATTATACGTACTCCCTTATTATTATACCTATACCATTACTGAGAGTAGCATTTGTATTACCAGCTTCCCTATTAAACTGTACTTTGTATGTTCTTTGACTTGTATTATTATTACCCTCCATGTGTCTTACTAATAAAGAAGAACTAATACGATCTGGTTCACCATTACCAACAGCAAAATCAGTAGCGTTAGTAGCATTAACAACAGTGGTGGCACCTATTTTAAGTCTAATGCCTAATGTAGCACTACCTCCACTAGAGTTTCCAACTGAAGAATTAGCAGCAGTAAAGTCAAATACAATTAAACTTGACGAGCTTGCAGGTGTATAGTTAACACTTATAACATCAGAAAATGCACTGTCTGTTGTATTAAAAGTACTTGAAGTAAAACTTGCAAGTTGTTTTATACATTTACCACCAACACCTGATGCAAGCTTTGCTGCTGATACTGCACCATCTGCTATCTTTGCATCTGTAACTGCATTGTCCGCTATCTTAGCTGCTGATACTGCACTAGCAGCAATCTTAGCTGCTGATACTGCACCATCTGCTATCTTTGCATCTGTAACTGCGTTATCAGCAATCTTAGCTGTAGTAATTTGACTGTCAGCTATGTGTGCTGTATCTATAGAACCATCTACATAATGCTCAGAGTTTATAGCATCATCAGCTATTCTTGAACCTGTTACGCAGTCATCACCTAATTTTGAATTAGTTATAGCACTATTAGCAATCTTAGCTGTAGTAACAGCATCAGCAGCTAATTTGCCATTTGTTACTGCACCGTCTTGTATCTTATTTGTTGAAACCGCAGGGTCAGCAAGTTTAGCTTCAGTAACTTGACTATTTGCAATTTTAGCTGTGAGTATAGCATTGTCACTTATTGCAGTTGTACCAACAGCAGCGTTAGCAATAGAGTCTGAATTTACTGCACTATTTGCTATTTTAGCGTTAGTTATTGCATCATCTACAATTTTTGCTGTAGTAACTGAACCATTTTGTAATTTTGCAGTAGCAACTGTGTTGTCAGCAGGTACTTGTAAACTTATTGCTGAACCTATTTGTATAACAAATACCTCTGCACCTGTTGGTAAATTACTTCCAAAAATAATTGTATTACTATCAACCATTGCAAAACCTTCTGAAGGTGCAGAAGTTCCTGTATTTGGTTTTTGTACAACACCATTTACGCTTACTAATAATTGTGCTGCACTTGTAACGCTTGCTGCTGCACCACTAGTACTTCCTTCTCTAAGATCATAAGTAGCAATACTTCCGTTAATTGTTGGAGAACCACTACCACCATTAGGGCATAAGAATAAAAATTTAAAATCACCAACAGATGTTACTTCTTTAAATGCGTTAGTAGTGCTGTCAAAGACTTTCATCTTGTCAGCATTTTTATCGTATATCAAATCTCCTTCATCATTATTAGATGTTGGTTCTCCTGCTGTTACTCGATACCTAGCAGCAAAATCATTTATATCGTTACTAAGACTTAAAAGATCAGCTTCTTTTAAAGTTGCTTTGTGGTAGTTATATACCTGACCAGTACCAGTAGAACTAACCATTATTGCTACACCTGCATCAACAGTAGAACTATTGAAGTTACTAGCAAAGTTGTTAATTGTAACTGTAGTTCCACCTACAGTTCTTGCAGTTGTGCTTGTGCCATTGGCATCAACAACAAGTCCACCTGCATCTGCAATACTTATTACTACACCTGCTGCGGGTTGTGTATTAGGAAATGCTGCATCTGTAGCAATAACTTCTAATCCACCAATAGGTGCTAGTTGTGCAGCAACATAATCTACAACAGCACCAGAAGTAGGAAATTTTGTATCATCATCAGTTATAGTTGTCTGCTTCGCCATACCATCTATCTGGTTTAAATCAGCAATATCAGAAGTAAGGGCGGTGCTATCAGCTAATTTAGAAGCTGTAGCTGATTGCATACCTGCTAAAGTTTTTAATTCTGCATCTGCAATTTTCCCAGTTGTTACTGCATCATTAGCTATGTGTGCTGTATCTATCGAACCATCTACATAATGCTCAGAATTAATAGAATCATCAGCAATTTTTGTACCATTAACTGCATCAGCACCTAGTTTATTTACATCTACTGCACCATTTAGTATCTTTGCTGTAGTTATTGCACTGTTAGCTATTTTTGCAGTAGTTACTGCACTATCATGTATTTTATTAGTTGAAACCGCAGGGTCAGCTAATTTAGATTCATCAACTTGACTGTTAGCAATTTTCGCTGTAAGTATAGAACCATCTTGAATTTTTGGTGTAGTTACTGAATTAGAAGCTAACTTACCTGACGTTATAGTTTCATTAGCAATCTTAGCTGCTGTAACCGCTAAATCATGTATTTTATTGGTTGAAACTGCGGGGTCAGCTAGTTTAGCTTCTGTAACCTGACTGTTAGCAATTTTGGCAGTAAGTACAGCATTGTCACCTATAGCAAATGTACCAACAGCACTACTATTGATAGCGTCTGAAGTTACTGCACTGTTAGCTATCTTTGCTGCTGTAACTGCATCATCAGCTAAATGTGAAGTATCAACACTACCATCTACTAGTTCACTACTATCAACTGAGTTTGCTGCAAGATGACTAGCATCAAGAGGGCTACCTGCTATAAGACCTTTTATTTCTGATATTGTCTGATCTGCGGTTGCTCCCTCTTCTATACCTCCTAACTTATCTGTAATCTCTTGTTGTGCAAATAATACTTGGTTTGTATTGTTATCTAAATCTTGTTCAGTAAGTACACTACCATCTTGGAAATCAACAGCCTTTGTACTAATAGATGTATCTCTTTGAAACTTTATTGCTGCACCATTAGCAGGTACATTGCCACTTGTAAAAGTAACTGTAGAACCGCTTATTGTGTAGTGTGTGCCTAGTGTTTTTGTAACTCCTGCAACAGTAACATCTATATCTGAAGTAAGAATGTAACTAAAACTAATTGAAAAATTTACTTCAGTTCCGTTTCCTGTATGGTTAGTAAACGTATTAGTGGTGTTGGTAGCCATTGTTAACTAATAAGAGACTTGGCAGCAAACTCCTCCAAAAGGCTATTTGTGCTTACTTCTAGTATATCTCTATAAAGTTTTTTATTTCTATTTTCGTCATTATAAAATTTATCTCTTTTTTCTTGGTCTAATACTTTACTATTCTTTATCCACCATTTTTTAGCAGATTGCTTGTAATCATTATGTATTTCTTGCAAACCTTCTTTCAGTTGTTCTCTAGCAGCATACATCATATTTACTCTGTCACTATTACTAAAATCATTATTTGTTAGTTCATTTATATCTTTTCCTGCAACATTTGCAATAACAGCCTTCATATTAATATCCATATCTGATAGCTCTATCTTTAATCCATTACCTCTCATAAGTTGTACCAGTGTGTCGTTTTTCTGTATATATCTTTCCATCTTTTCATACATTCTTAATTGCAATGTGCCTTTTCTAAACCTTGCAGTTTCATAAATTAAGTCAGCAAGTTCTTCGTTATTTAATCTTAGCTGTTCTTTGAAATCATCATCACTTAGTAACAAGTCTGAAGGAGCAGCAAACTCTCCTCCTGTCTCTTGTAGGACTGATAAAACAGGGTCATTGTTAGAAATGCCTGAATATGTCCAACCATCAAGTAATACATTCCATTCATCTTTACCAAAACCTATAGGTATCTCTACAAACTTACCTGTTATATGACTTTGTACTGGTCTTGCAAATCTATCTCCATGAGGAGTAAGACTTGCTATTTCATTAACAAGTCTAGTAACAAATATCATAGGGTTATAATCGCCTTCAAATTGTCCTTTAGGTACTTTCTTATCTATACGAATATTACCATCTCGTTTTTGATTAAAAGCTCCTGAGTTTATAGCACCTTTTACAAACTTACCTGCACCACTAAAAGGTATCGCTATCTGGGCAATTCTTCTAGTAACAAATGCGTTCATACGAGAAGGGTCTTCAAATAAAGGTATAAGTTCTGCTATGCCAGAAATAAATGTTTTATCTATTAAATTGTCATACATAGCAGCTTGCATAACTTGATATATAGTTTCTTTTTCTAACTTTCTATCTTCTCCTAAGTATGGTGCTATTCTTGCAAAATCAGCAGACAAAGCTAGATAACTAGCCCAAGGCTCAAGTCTTTTGTAACTAACATACTTATATTTTATTTTTCCATCTGCTCCTCTTACATATTTTATTTCATCATTTTCGCCCCTAACTACTTTATTATTAGGGTCAACTTTTCCATATTTAACTATATCTTCTTCAGTAGCAAGAAATCTAAATGCGTAAGGTATAAAACCAGTAGCAAGTAACATCTCTCTTTGTTCTTTATTTTTAGGTAAACCTCCTGTAATTGCTACTCCTGCTTCGGGGTTGTTTATCTGAAAAGCAGCAGTTATACCACCTGCCCAAGCAGCCCCACCTAAACGTGTTCGACCTATTGCTATAGCTCTTACACTTTTATCTTTTGATGCTATCTCTGCTAGATGTTCTTTTACAAATCCTAACTCACTTATCCGTAGCTTTTTACCTAAGTCTGTTTGTCCAAAAGCAGCAACAGGACTTGCTTTACCAAACTGCTTCATAATATTAATAGGTGTTCTTATAAAAGGAACTATCTGCCTAGCTAACGGATATTCGTTGACAACATTTTGAAAAGCTTTTAGGTAGTGACCATCTGCCAAATCTTCAGTAAATGTTGCTTCTGCTGCATATTGTTGTGCTTCTCTAAATAATTTTAAATTCTTTTGAGATAACTTTCCCTCCATTGATTCTCTGTTTATAACCTTAATAATTTTATTAAATTGGTTATTAACATATTTATTGTACTCTCCTCTATTAGCAAAATTTCTTATACCTCTCTCCATTTCTTTTTGTGTTCTCTCCCAAATGCTTGCTCTTAAATATGATCTAAAATTCATTTGCTTAAAGAACTCATCTTCAGCCATAAGAAATCTACTAGGTAATCCGTATGTATCCATAATTGCTCTACCAACTTGACCTTTAGTTCCTTCCCAAGATTCCATCATTATTCTTTCTCCTGACTTGCTTTCAAGTATTGATTGACCTGCATCAACAATATTTCTATTAGCTCTAAAAGCGAAACCTGCCATTCTTAAAGATTCCATAGAAGTTGACATTAGATATTGCAAATCTTTCAAAGCTCTTATTCTAGTTGCGTTATCTTCCGCACCTACTAATTTTGATATAGGCTTTCCAAATGTATTTATTCCTGTAGATATTAGGTTGACTTGATGGGTTACAGGGTTTGACAGTATTGAATTTATAAATAAATGATTAGTTATTTTCATTACATCTGAACCTTTTTGATGTTTTAGTATTATCTTCAGAGCTTTAGGATTAGTTGCTGCTAAGTGTAATTTTCTTACCACTTGTTGTAAAGCTTTAGTATCTCCACCATCTGCTAATTTTAAAATTTGTTCTACATCAAACTCGCCTAAGAAGTCTTCTTCATCTACCATTTCTTTTGCAGCTTGCTTTCTTGCAAGTTCTACAGCTTCATCTTCTGATTTTAGTTTTAATATAGTCTTTAAACCTTTCTGTGGGATTCTGTCAGAGGTTACATTTGACAGTGCAAGACTTCTTGATATTGGTGTAATAGCTCTTCGTTTAATATTTAAGACACTATCTAAAAATTTAAGGGTAAAAGCAAAGTCATTTTTAACAACATCATAGGCTTTGCTATCAAAGCTACCACCTTTCTTCATAGCAATCATGCTGTCCATTTTACTAGCTAGTTCTCTGACAACGATTGCACTTTCGTTGACAACATCATTCATAGCTATGATTGCTACTTCTAAGTCAATCTCCCCTCCATCTCCATAAGTTTCTACAAAGTCTGATAAAGCATTGATAGTATCTAAAGGCAGTTGAGTCCTTGCTTTTGCCTTCATAGATTTCCATGTTCTACTTTTTGGATTTATGCTTTGTTTGATTGCATCTCCTCTGGCAACAATAAAATCTACGATTGCTTCTTTGTTTCCAAAAGCTTTATCTTTTCCTTGAACAGTAGTTTTAAAATATCTGTTTAAATCTCTAGCATTAAAAGTTCTTGTTATTTTTGACCCCTTTAACGGACTACCTTGCAATGTAGAACCATCTCCACCTAAATAATATTTTTGTAATTTTGGATTAGTTTTTAATTTTTCCATATATATATTTAAGTTTTCAATTAAATTATTATCTTGCATATCAAAAGCTGAATCGCCTATATCTCCTCCATCTTTAGCAAGTATGTTTTTTAATCTTGCTACTATTTTATTTCTTCCTTTTACGTTTCCTGCTCTCATCTCATACATCTTATCCATAAAGAAATCGACCAGTTCGTTACCTTTTTTACCTATGCTTTCTTTTGTATAGTCTGTAATACCAAAAATTACCTTACCAATCTCTTCTGTTCTTTTATCTAGTCCTGAAGTCTTTATTGTTTCTTTTACAAATTTACTTACAGGTTCTTTTACCTTTCCTAATCCTGCTACAGTACCACCAATCGCTAACTCTCCAACAATAAAATCATTTGCCATTGCTCTCATTCTGGCTGCCATACGTTCTTCAACTGGTTTTAAAGTTCCGTCTTCGTCATATTCTTTTGGTGCTTGCATAAAATCTACAATAGTCTTTGCAACATCTGACCTTTCTCCTATCCAATTAAAAAAGTTTTCTTCATAAGGGTCATTTACTGCACTTACTCCTGCTCCTGCCAATCCAAACTGCAACCTCTTTACACCAAGACTTTTTAAAAACCCTGCTGATTTATACATAGGTATAAGGTATTGGGTTATTGTTTTAGCTGTACCATAAGAAAGACTATTCCTATCATCTTCAGTTTCAGTAAAACCTCCAACTAAATTACTTAAAGCACTTCTATCGTCTAAATCACTTTTTAAAGGTATTAGTTCAAAACCTTCTGTTCGATCACTGTCATATAAATCTCCAAGTACTAGGTCAACTACATCATCTCCTAGCTCATAAATATTATTAACATTTTGTATAAGACCATTAACTAATCCTCGTTTTACTTTTGACGCAAAGTTATCTCTACTTTCATAAATCATTTTATTTATTTCACTGGTTTTCTTGCCACTTGCAAGGATAGCTTCTTGTTCTTCTTGAAACTGTTTTTGTACGTTTGCAAGATAAGCGTCATCATTCAACTTATCTTTTTTAAATTTACCTACTCTTTCTGTTTCAGATTCATTAACTGGACTTACTTCTTTTTCTATTTGTATTTGATCTTTTATTTGATTTTCTTTTATATTTTCATCTATTGATTCTGTAGGCAATATAGGTTTTGGCTTAAGCTCTAAGTTTGGATTTGCTGCAACAAGTTCTTCTTTAACTGTTTCAACATCTTGTGTTGCTTGCTCTTGAGGATTTAGTTCTTGCATAGTTAGTCAGTTAAAAAATCTTTGTACTTGCCTGTGTTATATGATTCCCAAGCTCCAAATCCATATTTATCATACAGACGTTTTGCAGCTATAACATTAATGATAGGGTCATATAGCTCATCTGTAGATTCTATTTCAAATAATGGTAATCTTTCTGGTAAAAACTCTGGTAACATATTTATTTGCATCAGACCAAGAGAGAACTCATTTTTCTTAAGTGGGTCTAAACCAGACTTAACTGTATCAGCGTTACTATCTCCTGCTGATTCTGCCATAGCAACAGCACCCATAATTCTAGTTTGCTCATCATTAAAACCTACAGCCGACAACATTTGTTTAATTAAGTCTTGACTAAATCTTTGTCTGGTATCAACATCTTCTAATACTTTGTTTAGTCTGTTTACTAATTCTTCTTTACTTTCTCTAGGTTTTGGTTCTGGTATGCGTATCTTCTGACCAATACTTAAATTGTTTGCTTGATCTTCTGTAAAGTTGTTGAACTGAATTATCTCTGGATAACTAACACCTTCATACTTGTCTGCTATAACACTTAAATTATCTCCACTCTGTACTGTGTAAGTTTTTTCTTCTGTTTGTGGTGTATTAGCCATAGCTATAAGATCGCCTTCTTGTCCTCCAAGGTTTGATATTACATCTGATACTATCTTCTGACCTTGTGCTATCTGCACATCATTAAGTGGTAGCTGTGATTTTCTTAAATCTTTAGGATTTACAATTTCATCTCTTTCGTTTGCTTTTATAAATTCATCTTCATTACCAGTATCACTAGGTTTCTCATCTGTAGTCTCATCTGAAACACTTGAATTATCAACATTTTCAGTGGTCGTCATGGGTGTTTGTTCCTGTATTTCTTTGACTACTTCTTCTGATACTTGTTCTTTCTTAGTTTTAGATTTAATAAATTTATCGTATTCAATCTGAACAGGCTCAACTACAAATTCACGCAAACCATAAGCTTCGATTTCTTCATTACTTAAGTCAACTCTTTTTAAAAACTGTCTTAAGTCATCTTGGTATAAAGGGTCATAGTTACCTGCTGCATCTTGATAAGTTTCAAATATTTCATCAATAGATATTTCTCCTGCATAGTCATACTGTTCTTCAACATCTGCAAGACTAGGTTTTATTTTTAAACCTTGGTCATCTATATCGGAGTTAGCATATAAACTTCCAACTGTAAGTCTTAATGTTCTAATTCTTTCTTTTTGTACTTTTGTATTTATTTCTCTTTGTAGAGTTTCATTGTTAACTGCTTCTGGACTTGCAAAACTTTGCAGTGTTCTATTGCCTTGAATAATTCTTTTTGATTGGTCTTGTACTTTATCTCCAAAGTCTATGACTTCTGTATCTGTAGGGTATCTTGGTACATCTATTTCTACTCCTTCTTCATTTACCTGAAGATTGTCTCCAAATAATCTTTTAGTTGTTTTGTAATCTCTAATCTTTTTTGGTATTGCAAAAAGTAAATCTTCAATTCTATCTAATTCATCAGAATCTAAATCTGTTCTTTTAGTATAAATCCTTTCTAAATTGGTAATAATCTTTGAAGATACACTATCAGCAAACCTTCTTTCTTTATCTAAACTTGTATCTAAATCCTTTAATGATTTTCTTTTCCATTCTAAATCAGCATTAGTTTTAAAACTTTGTTCATAAGCAAGATCAATATATGCTTGTGCTAGTTGTTTGTTATTGTATTCTCCATTATCAATTCTGTTAGTAATTAACTGCTGTTGCAATACACTATCTTTAGCAATAATTTCCTGATTGTTTTTTACAAAAGTTCTAGTTGCCTTGTCTTGAGATTGAAGAACTCTCAACTCTTCTTTATCTTCATCTGTAGGATTTTCTTTGGTAAGTATTTCTCTAGCTCTATTTATATTTTCGCTTTCTTGTATTTTATCTTTGTAATCATAAAATCTATTTTCTGCTTTATCTATAGCACCTATAGCTGTATTTAATTTTTTTCTAAACTCTTTAGTATTAGTAATTGAGTTTCTAGTATTTTCTACTTTTACTAATTTAAAACCACCTTTACCATCAGGTACTTTTTTTGTGCCTAAAGAATATGTAGGAAATAAAGAAGTAAATTCTTCTAAAAAATCTCTTGCATTTGCAAATCTAGACAATCCCCCTGCTTTGTTATTAGCCATTGTCACAGCAAAATTCATTATCTGATCTGTATAGTTACCCATCTCCTTTGTAAATTCTTCTCCTACATATTGTGATCTAATATCTTCTACAAATAATTTAAGTTCATTTTTTATAAATGCTCTGTCTTGTGATTCATCTATAAAGTATGAAGCAATGATTTGATCTAGCTGAACTGCCCCTATCTTTTTTAATTTATCTACTTTGTATGCACTGTTATCTTTAGCATGTTGAGCTTGAAATCCTTTTACTCCATCATCTATCTGACTTAAAAAAAAGTTTTTAACATAGAACTCTGGCATATCCAGTTGTTCTACTCTGGCATTTCGCTTACGAGCTACATATTCTTGAACTTGAGGAGAAGAAAAAGGGAAAGCAGCTAGAGGTTTTAACTCTCCGTCAGCAGGGTCAATGACTCTTGTAGTCTCTAATTCTTTAAGCCAAGCATTTTTTAAGTTAAGTCCTAAAGCTGTTGATTTTGCTTTATAAAAAGCAGGAGCATACCAAGGGTTTTGACCTCTAATAAATTCTGCTTCTTCTGCAAGACCTTTCTTTGTTAGATCGTTTAACTTCTTAGCTATCTGTCCTTGTGTTGTTTCTAGATTTATTTCTTCTGGATATAACAATTTTTCTGTAGCTGTAAATCCATCTGTACCTGCTCTTTCTCCTGCTGATTCTGCTTCTTTTATTTCAGCAGCTTTTACTTTATCTATCTCTTGTCCAATATATTTTTGTAAAGCAGGTTCAATAATTGCTAGTGATTGAGCTACTTGGTTTAGAGGACTTGTAATATTTATAGGTGCAACAGTACTTTGACTAACAAAAGTATCTACAGGTCTAGTGCTTGGAGTAAATCCTCTTGGTTGTACCATAATGTTTAAGCGTTAATTGCTGCCATGTCAGGTTTGATGTCAAGGTAGCTCTTCAATCCAGTAGAAGCTATACCTGCTATGGTTGGTAATAGACCTTGATATTGTTGTTGTGCTTGCATATATCCTCTGTTAGCTATATCCAAAGCTTGATTTCTACGACTTTCTCTTTGAGCTATTATTCCTTCTATATCTCTTTCGTATTGTCTTTCGGCTGATTCAAGAGATTGATTTAAACTTTCTCTCATAACACCTCCCTGTCTTTCCGCATCTCCTAATAAAATACCTAATAACCTACCTGACTTACCTTCTTGAACTGCAATACTTCCTTTAGCTTTTAATACTTTTATAGATGCTTCTAATTTTTTTTGTCCAACAATAGCTCTGTCTTCTTCTAACCTATCACTAACAGCATTTTGTTGTGCAGACATAGCAGCATCAGCAGATAAAGCTGTTCTTTCTGCTGCTTGATATGCGTAAGATGCTGTTTGTCTAGCTGCTTTATTTTTAGCTGCTGCACCTGCTACTTGTGTTACAGCACTTAACGCAAGAGAAGCATTAAATAAGTTCCCTGCAAGTCCAGTTAATCCTAAAGCTCCTGCTACAAAACACATTAGGCTATCCTCATGAATTGATAGAAAGGTTTTTTATGCTTACCATATTCTTTATGATACTCGATAAACTTAAATCCTAAACTTTCTAACCACTTCATAGCTACTACGTTTTCTGCATATACAACATTATATAAAATTGTATATGATTTCATTAACTCATCAACCCATATTCTGCCTTTTCTAATTAATTGTATTCTGTATTTTTTACTTGAAAATAACTCATCAGTTGAAACCATATAGATACAGCCATTACTGGTTACACCACAAACACCAATAGGATTGTCTTCATCTCCACAGATTGCCATAGCTTCTTTACTAGCTAAGTATGAGACTTTCAATGCAGTTTCAGCATCTTGATCGGTTTGGTAAACAGCTTCTAATTTGTCCATATCTCTCATGTTTTTAGATACATAATCTAAATCTTTTAATGTGCATTTTCTTAAATGACCCATTACATTCTCCTGCTCTTCATGTGAAACATAGCTTCGTATTCTGCACTTGCTAATAGTGTTGGTAAGAATGTTTTATTCTTTACATCTATATCAACCCTGTCTGCTCTGCTCATTATTGGAACTCTAAAAGTACCTGTCTCTAAATTAAGCTGACCAATCGCAGCAGAAGCAGCACCTAGAAATCGACCACTAAATTTATGGGTGCTAGTATCTCTCAACTCAGGTGTTACTTCTACTTGAAAGAAACCACTCTTTTCAAACTTTATATAGAAATGATGTAGCTGTAATCTACTGCTAATAATCTCAGCACTATTTTGCTGTGGGGTTTCAGTTATTCTCTGTTTACTAAATCTATAGTGCATATCATAAGGTTCTCCTATAATAAATTTTGCGTTTCTATAGTCTCCACTTGCTTCTATTGTTGCTGTTGAACCATTAGTTAGGTTTGTAGATTGTATTACTGTTGCAGGTTTTAAGGTTTGTGTTACCCCATTTATATCAACAAACGTACTTGTTTCATTACTTGCTAAAAATCTACCTACTATATCCATTTTTGCTCTAAGTCTATACGGAAGAGTAAAAGTAGTTTTATCAGTAGATGAGTTATATGAAACAGTTACATCTGCTTCAGTTACTTTATGATCTAAATGATATTCAAAGTCTGTATTAGTTTCTTTAAAATCAGATTCAAATGGTATTTTTTCTAAGGTAACTGTATTAGCTTCTTCTATAACTAAAAACAAATCAGTACCTATAAAGTCAACATTTTTGATAGACCTGTTTTCATTAATAGTAAAAGTAAACCAACTGTTTAAAACTTTTTGTCCTTGATTACCAAACAACCATCTGTTTATAAATAATTTATTAGGGTTATCAGTTCCAACACAGACTAAAATATCCTGATTATTTGATACAGCTAATTTAAAAATATTACTTGGTATTAGTCTTGGTACATGAATAGTTATGTTTGCTGCATCTCTAACAGTTTCAGCAGTTTGTGTAATATACTCTCGAATACCTGCAAAGTTACCTTTCTTAGTTAAAAAATAAATAGAGTTACCAGAACCTACAGGTGCAGCGTCATCTGCTGATTCAAATTCTGTTGATACAAGTACGTTAGCTGTGGTTGGTGTTAAGTTATCTGCTGAACTGGATAGTACAAATTGCGTTTGTTCAGAAAATAATATCAACTGTTCTCCCATAGTGACTGCGTGTTTAAGGATAGCAACTTTAGTATGAGAAGCAGCTACATCTATAGGGTGTGAGTCAACTACAGTAAGAACTGTATCAGGAAAAAAGTTAAAGAACTCTGAAACATTAGACAGTATTACATTGTCATCTGCTAAAAATCCTAATCTGTTTCTAAAGAAAAATACATTATTAATTTTACGACCAATAAATGAAGGGTCAGGAGCAGACTCTATATCTCCTGCTGTTCTTTCTCCCCATACAGGTAACGTATAATCTGTGCCACTTATGGTATATGTGTCTCCATCAACTCTTGCAAATCTAAAATTACCATCTGCCTGTCTAATTAAAACGTGTGGCATAGTAGCGTAATCAAACTTAAATTGAATACCTGCTTCTACTGTTTCTTCCCATTGACCTTCTTCTAAAGCATTGCCATTGTTAGTGACAAACTTTACATAGTAATTATCAAAGTTAGTACTCTCGTCTCCTTTTACTTCTACTACCATTCCATTAGGAGAGACAGCAGGTAGGTCTGTAAATCTTTGAACTGAATTTTTTACTATTGTTAACTGAGTATTACCTTGAGTGTCAGTACCATCTATAGCAAAATTACTACCATCATTCTTTTTAATATGTATTACACTTCCACTTCTTGCAATAGTAAAACCAGACAATCCTGAATTAAGACCTGATTGTAAATCAGCAGCAACTTGTGATGTGCTAAGAGATGAATCGTTAGTCGTGTCATCAGTTACAGTTACACCATCAACAGTAATAGAATAGACAGTATCGTTAGAAACCTGTTTTACAAAGATGATTGCTTGCGTGATATTACCTGCGGATAAAGTTGTATCCATTGCAGTTACTTGATTTGTATTAACAACAAAAGTGAAGTCAGCAATCGTTACAGTTTTGATTGTATCTCTAGGGTTTGAAGTATTTAGGTATGTAGTTCCGTCTGGCTTGTTTACAGTTTTTTCAGTACCATCAAGCTCATATACTTTTACATTGCCATTACTAAATATTGCTACATATCTTTCATTAGCATCTCTATTTATAGTTTGGATATGAACATTACCTAACGTGCTAGTGCTTAAATTTGTAACGTGCTTTATGCCTGATCTTTTTACTAAACCTACAACTGGGTTGCTATCTGCATTGTCTTGTATATCAGCGTGATCTGATTGCTTAGAAGAATCCGAAGATTGTGATATACCTCTAAGCAGCGTAGGTATTGATCTTGATACTATCGCCATAGTTATCTGTTAAGAACATCAGCAGGTGTAAATGTATTCATCGCATTATTGAGATTTGGGTCGCCTGATAAAACATTATGGTCTGCATTATCCATATCATTTTCCATAAGGTTTGCTCTTGCTCTTGCTTCATCTTGTGCTGTATAAGTTCTTAATCCATCATCTCCAACTAATCTATCTACAAATACTCTTGCTGCTCTTATGTTTATATATCGTCTAGCAGATTCAGGTATCTCATCAAAGTTTCTAAAGTAAGTAATATTACAAGTTAAGTCTGTATCAAAGACATAAGTATTATTTTTTCTGTCATACATTTTTAAACCTCTCTGTATGACATCAATGGTTGGGTGGTCAAAAACATTAGCATCTACTTTCAGCATATCTGTACCAAGAGCAATCTGATTACTGCCATCTCTAGTTAGTTTGACATTAAACTCTTGATTAAAAGACCAACCTTCATTCTGTACGTCTTTATTTATTTCAGCTAACGTTCTTTGTGCAGTAACAGCATCTACTGGAAGAGTGCCAGTTAAGGTATTAATAGGTGCTTCGCCTATTGCAGCAAGCATAATATTAATACATTCAAGTTCTGTGGTTGCAGCTACAGCCATTGTTCTTTACTTTTTTGACATTTTCAATGCCATTAGATTACTTTTTAAATTTTTAGACTTTTTCTTGTCTGTTTTTTTAGGTCTTCCTACTTTGTTTCCGTAAGTACCTTTTCCGTAAGGCATAAAAAAAAAGGGTATCTAATAATAGAATACCCTATTTTATGGATTTAGGTAGATTATGAAGCAGACAATTTGATTGTTGCTGCACATTCTGGTCTTAGGATTCCATGACCAAGTGCGTACTTCGCTAAAAGTAGCGTTGATTGATACATAATACCATAGTCCGCACCTGAGATTTCAGTTGTCATGTCCTGTAGTTTTACAGTTCCAACTGCGGATTTATGGAATACCAAACCTAGCGTCTTGCTATCATCTCCTGAGTAAGTGTTATTAGCACCTGAAGGGTTAGAAGACACGTTAGATTGTGGTACGTTGTTAGACATCATGATAGGGATACCTGCAACCTGTGTTACTGTACCTGCTGCTACAGAACCATTACCCTGTGGGTTAAAGTCTGTATTCATAACTCTAGTAGCAGATTCAGGAATCTTATAAAATTCCGCAGGTGGCAACACACAATATCTATCTGTGCTTGGAATGTCACGAGTGTCAAACTCTTGAGCTATATCATAGATAGCTGCAACCAGTTCATCTCCAGTTACGTTAGCTGAAGCTGTATTACCAGAAGGTAGTGTTAGAACTAGACCGCCATCTTCGCCAGTAATTGTAGCTGACGCACGACTAGCATTAGCAATTACCTTCGCTACGTTTTGATCGTATGTTTTAGCAAGTGCCTTTCCAAGTTCAGCAGAATAAGTTGCACGAACATCATAATGATTCTTAAGTTCATCAAGCCGAGCGACTACCGCTTGGGCGATTAACATATCATCAATATTTATCAAGACCTCATTAGCCTTGATTTGGTTTGCCCCTACTAGGGGTGTTCCAATCGTATGATAGGCAGCAGTAGCCGTACCAATTTTTGGAAAACTGGCCGATTTGCCTGATGCAATAGTACGGACAGAATGTAGTTGCTCGTTGAAAATATTATTCTGGGCAAAACTTGTTAGAACCTCTCCACTAAAGACTTTAAGAAAAAGCTCATCAAAGTTTGTACCCGAATTATTGACAAGTCCGAGCCTACTTACAGTTGCGTTAGCCATCTGTTTAGTAAGTGTTTGTTAATAATTTTTGTACTAACTCGTTTCTACTTATCTTTCTTAAAGCGTTATCTGACGTATCAGGCACTTTAATATTTGATTGTATATTAAGAGTCCTAGCAACGCCACTTGCGTAGTGCAAGAGCCTTTCTAGTTGGCCTACCTTTACTGTCTTTCATTGCTCCTTTGACACCTTTCATTCTTGCACAAAAAGATTTTCTTCTAGCTTTTTCACGTTTTGAAAGTCCACTTTTTTTAGTGACAGGTCGTTGCAACTTTGAACCTGTAGCAGCGTTTATTCTTCTTCTCCCACTTTCAGACAATCCTCCTGTTGGATTTTTGTCAGATTTTCTAAGAGATAAAGATTTTCTGCGTGGAGCCATGAACTACAGATAAGAGTAGTTAAATAAAATATAACAGTTATGCTGCTCTTTGTCGTCTTTTGTGATTGTAACTTATTCTTTTTCCGCTAGTCTTTGACCTTTTAAATTTAAGTTTTTCTCTATTACTTAACTCTTTAGTTGTTTTAGGAGTTTTACTACTAACCCTTTTTGAAGGTCTGCAAGCAGGGTAAGGTCTGCCATCTCCTTTCTTACGACCACAGGGTTTACCTGTCTTGACATCTACCCACTTCTCTTTAAACCACCTGTCAAGACTCATTTTTTGTTTTTATTTTTGTTTCTTAATCTGCGTACCAGTAAGAAATCTTCTTTAGAAAGTTTACCATCTTTATTCTTATCTAAAGATTTTTTTTGTTTGTCTGAAAGTTTTTTCATGCTTTGGTGTAACCTCCACCTGCTGCTTTATATTGTCTAACAAGTTGACCACTTGCATAAGCAGAAGGCCACTTCTTGACTCTTGCTTTAACTCTTGCTTTGATTCTTGCATAAAGTTCTGGCTTGGTTGGTTTGTTAGCCATTACCTACTACCTTAGAATTTCTTAACCTATCATACACAGATAATGTATATGCTTCATCTTTAAGGTATCTAGGGTCATTCATAGCATTTGTCATTTCTGCTTGTGTTTTAAATGTATTAGTATTACTTGTTGCTGTTCTACCATTTATCAGTTGTGGTTCATAACCTTCTGCTTCTCTCATCTGTGCAGCAAAACCCTGTACTGCAACCTTAATCATTGTGGGGTCTTGAGTATCAAGTATCTTATCAAATGCCTTGAGAGTTTCGTCAGGCATATTAGCTTGTGTCCAATCTCTTAGCTTTGAATAACCTTCTTCTCCACCTGTAACTGATAAAATGTCATTCAACTGTGATTCTTTTATATCTTCAGCAGGGTTAGCAGCACCCCTTAATCCATCTAGGTAAGTATCAATGACTTGTTTAGAGAATCCTGCTTCTCCTAGTTTCTGGTAGTCATCTTCTGTAATATTACCTGATTCTTTAAATGTATTAGTAATAACCTCTGGGTCAATACCAACCTCTTCTAGAACTGAAGCTAAACCATCTCCATAAACTTCAGCAGCGTCATAGTTTTCATTGCTTTCTTCTGCTTGAGTTTCTTCCTCTGTGGACTCTTCAGTAGTTTGATCTATTGCACCAAGCTTACCTTCCAGTTCTTTGTAACTATTTACCATATCGGCAGCAGTTTTAAACTTACCTGCGATAAGTCCATTCTCATCTCTTAGACTTTCAATATCTTGTGAAGACATTGGGGGCGTTTCATTCGCCTGTATTTGTGATGATGTCATAGTAGTTTTTTGGTTTAACTATAAGTGATTGTACTACCATGTCTAGTAGTAATAGTTTTACCTTGGTTCTTTGATTTAGGTGTACCTTCTTCATTTACACCTAATCTGCTGACAACTGCTTTTTCAGGAGCTACATATCTCCCATTGTTGTCTCTTGGTTTTGTAGTCTTTTTAGACGAACTGCTCTTGTTGGGCATTTGAATCCATTTGTTGTGAGATAAGACCTGCTTCAGCCTGTTTCTTGGGGTCAAGTAAAGGCGAGCCTACAGCAGCACTACCAAGACTTCTAATAAGTTCTTGTTGTTGTAGTTGCTGTTGCTCCGCAGCAATCTGTTCCCCTGATTTTACCAATGTTTCAGTTTCTATGCCAATACTGGTAGCCAACCTCTTGATAGCTTCATCAACATTGACGTATTGTCTCATCACATCTCCACCTAAAGCTGTTGCCAAAGTAGTAATAAACTCAAGTAACTTCTCTTTATCTTGTCCTCTACCTAGTCCTTGTAATCCTGTGATTATTGAGATACCTACTATATCCTGTGGTAATTCTGGTACTCTACCAGACTTAACTAACAGGTGCATACGTCTTCTTAGATAGGGTAGCTGTAGCTCTGAACTCAGGATAGAGTAGATTCCTCCAAGTGTTGACTCTAGTTCCTGTGTCAGTATTTTTAACTCTGTACTTGTTACCCTTTCAGCGTCACGTTGTACTGCTTTAGCCATCAAGAAAGCATACTGTAATCTTTGTTCTATTCTTTGTACTGCTGTAAAAGATGTCTGTAAATCTGCTCCCTTACCTACCTGTAAGACAGATACATCTTGTGCATTACCTTCTCTGATAGCTCCGTTTGGTGCTTTAGCTAGGGTACTAGCTCTGGTTGTACCATTGGGATTTACAAGAAAAACTGTACGAGCAGACGCAGCAGCGTTCTCAATTATTGCTTTCATCAATCCTTCAAGAGAAATCAAATCCCCTCGATACTCTTCAACGTATCCCCTTCCGTAACTTTCTCCACTTAATCTTGTAAACCTAAGATTTATAAAAGGACTTACATCTTTCCTTGCTCTACCTTCTGTGTTAGGTATCCTTTCTCCTTTACATTCTTGATGCCAGTTAAAGAAATCTCCATCTCTTTTAACGTGTGTATATATATCTAAATCTTCTTCTAAAGTATTCTGTGTATATTTAGCTTTCTCTTCTAGCTTGGCTACAAAATCAAGTGGCAGTGCTTTACCATTTACTGTTTCTTTAATAATAATTTCTAAAGTATTTCCATTAGGGTCACGTTTACATACATACTTTTCTAGTGGATATACTTGTAATCCTTCACTTGTTAGATACATTAAAACATTTCCACCCACAATAAGATGTTTCAATGCTTCAAACATTGCGACTCTATCATTTGATATTTCAATCTCACGCATTAAAGCAGCTTCAACTTTGCGTAACGCTTTATCTATTTCTGTTATCGCTTCCTTACCTCCTTCCTCTTGGGCTATCTTTATCATGTCTAACACAAGCTTAAAGAAAGGAATGTTTGTAGGGAAAAGGCCTGTCAAAAGTTTTGCAGCAAGGCTGTTAACTCCTGCTGCTCCGATTGATTGATAAGGTGTCTTGATCTTACTTCTTCTCGCACCACTACCACCTGAAGTTTCAGGTATAAGATATGGCAGTGTTAGCTTACTAGACTCCTGCCCTTCTCTTAAGTAGGTTGATCTTTCTTGTGCCAGTTGTTCATACAACCCTGCTGCTGTTACAGCCGAAGAGGAATATTCCATGTGTTAGAGAGGAGTTCTTAAGTTACCAGATTTGGTTTGTTGTTCAAGTAAAGGTATTCTTAAGGAAGCAGTACCCCTTCTTTTTACTGCCTTTGCGGTTGTACTAGCAGCCTTCTTACCTTTCTTGGCAATATCTCTTTGTGTACCTGTAACTACTTGGTCAGCAGTTTTCTCTGGGGGTGGTGCTACTGGTTCTGGGTCAGGTAGTGGAGGTGGAGGTGGAGGACTTCTAAAGCACATAGTTAGTTACTTTGATTTTCTTGCCTTACTTCTAAGGCTTTTGCGATAAGTACTGGTTTTCATTTTCCTTAGTCTACCAGTACTATCTTTTTTTATTGTATATTTACCACCGCTTTTTGGCTTGCTTAACAATTCTTCTGTTCTTCCAAGGTTAGGGTCGTTATAAGTTCCTGCTTTCATTTCTTTATCTATTCTGTTCATTCTCAACTTATCTGTTGCTTTCTCTGTATCCTTTGGGTCATCAACACCTGTCTGCTTTCCTGTTACAACAGGAGGTGCATCTGCAAACTCAGCTTTTTTAGGAGCAGGTGCAGCTTTAGCACCACCACCGAAGAAGCACATAATTAAATACCTTTGGTTGTGTTGTTCAGCATAGTTTCACGTTGCCTTTTCTGTTGTTCAATTAGATAGTCAACAACACTACGTTGCCCTGCTCTATACCATATCTCTCTATCAGATAATGACAAGTCAGGGTGTCGTTGTGGATACAAGTTATCTAGACCTTGTATAAGGTCATCAGTTATTAAAGGTAAGGTGTTGCTTGCCATAGTTTTATGCTACCATTAAATCAATGGGGGTGGTTTCCCATTGGTAAAGCAAAAAAAAGCTCTAGGTTTTTGATGTCTCCTGTCGTTTGCCCTAGAGTTTTTTTTATGGATTCCAAAGTTTTACTGTACCTGTATTGTAGTCATAATCTCCCTCTCGTAATATTCTAGTAAGTCTTGCGTTAAGAATTGCATCAGCTAAACTGTAACCTTTCTTTGTATAAGTCTCAGCAACCTTAGACCATAGTGCATCTTGTGTGTCAGGAGTATCGGCAAGTAACTTGCTTGCAGTTACCATACCCAACCCCTTGACTCCTATTATTCCGTCTGTGGCATCTCCTGCTATAGACATTTCAAACCAGTGTCGCATAGCTTTCTTCTCTGTAATATGTTCTACTTCTTCAGCAGCTATTAGCAGACAGGGTATAGTTCTCATGTCTTTATCAACTGAAACTATAACTGGATTGTCATACTTACCATTAGTGGCTAGTAATCCGAGTACGTCATCTCCTTCTAAGTTGGGATACGATACACATTCATAGTCTTGTTTAAGTAATTCGATAGTATGTTTCATAGCTAGTGGTTTTCTTTTTCCTATTCTGTGGATTTTGTATTCAGGAAATATATCATGCCTGAATGTTGGGTACTCAGAAAAACACATGACAACATCATGCTTTACTTTCTCTTGCTGTGCTTTCGCTATTGTTTTATATACTTCTAGTCTTGATTCAACAATAGCCAAACAATCTTTTGCATTGGAGTGCAAGGTATGATTCCAAGAATCCCATTGTATTTCTACTTCTCCTGCACAGCAGGAAGAGAAGACTAGCCAATCTGCATCAATGAGTAAAGTCATAAATCTCCGAATGTGTTTTCATAAACTATTAACCTGCCTGTCTTCTGGTCGTACAATAACTTATCTACTTCTCCTGTCATACCTGTATGTCTTGACTTGAGTATCTTTAGTTGAAGTCTTTGTCTTTCACTAGCTTCGCCTACCTGATTGCGTGATGCTCCGAGAACTACATCACTTAGCTGTAGTAGTCCAGAGCTTCCCTTC